GCCACGATCGGCGGCGACGACCAGATCACCGTGCTCAAGCACCTCGATCCGGAGCTGGTACGGGCGAACCCCAAGCCGTTCTTCGGCTACTCCGACAGCACCAAGTGTCACATGTAGTAGAATCGATCCGTGACGGTAGCGATCTACGTCCGGATCAGCAGCGACCGGGATGATGACGAGCGAGGGGTCAAGCGGCAGACCAAGCTGTGCCGCGAGCTGGTCGCGGCGCGCGGCTGGGACCACGTGCTGTTCGAGGACAACGACGTCTCGGCTCGCGGGTACGGCAAGCGGCCCGACTACCGGCGGCTGCTGGAGGCGGTCCGGGCCGGCGACGTCGACCGGGTCGTCGTGTACCACACGTCGCGCCTGTGGCGGAACCGCCGTGAGCGGGCCGAGGGCATCGAGGCCCTGCAGGCCGCACGTGTGAGCGTCGTGGCGGTGAGGGGTCCGGAGCTGGACATGACGACGGCCTACGGGCGGGGGATGGCCGGAATGGTGGGAGAGTTCGACACCATGGAGTCCGAGGTGAGGGCCGAGCGTGTGAAGGCGGCGGCGGACGAGCGGGCTGAGAGGGGTCGGTGGCACGGCGGGACGTTGGCCTTCGGACTGCGACGTGACGGCGACCGCATCGTGCACCACCCGGTCAACGCGCAGCTGCTGCGCGACGCCGCCCGGCGGGTGCTAGCCGGCGAGTCGCTGTACGCGATCTGCAGGGACTGGACGAGGCGCGGCGTCCGCACCCAGCGCGGCGGGCAGTGGCGCTCGTCCGTGCTCAGGTCCGCGCTGCTGACGCCGTCCGTGGTCGGCCTGCGCGTTCACGAGGGCCGCGAGTACCCCGTGCCGTGGAAGCCCATCATTGAGCGCCAGACCTGGGACCGCCTGCGGCCGCTGCTGCTGGACCCGGCCCGCAGCTTCCAGCAGCCGATCGCCGGCGGCTGGGAGGGCAAGCGTCCGCTCAACGGCCTGGCACGGTGCGCGGTCTGCGGCGGCAAGCTGGTCGCCCAGCGGGACCGCAACTCGCCGCGCTTCACCTGCCGCGGCCTTCAGGACGGCTGCAGCTCGATCCGGTACCGGGCGCTGGAGCGCTTCGTGCTGGACATGGTGCTGGCCCGCCTGGACGGCCCCGAGTTCAGGTCTGCGCTGGCGCGTAGGGAAACCAGCACGACGGACCAGGAGCGCGTCCTGGAGGACGAGCTGGCGGCCCTGGAGCTGCGGCGTCGCCGGATCGGCGAGGCGGTCGAGGTCGGCGCGTACACCAGGGACGAGGCGGCGGCCAAGGTGCGCGAGGTTAAGAAGGCCGAGCGCGGCGTCCGCGACCGGCAGGCGGCGCTGGCCCGGACGCACGTGCTGGACGGCGTCGAGTCCGCGGCGGACGCGCGCGAGCTGTGGGACGCGGCGGACGTGACCAGGCGACGCCGGTTCCTGGCCAGCTTCATCACGGAGGTCGTGGTCTCGCCGTTCCCGGCCGGTCGCTGCCGGACGCCGCCGCGCCGGAGGGGCGAGACGGACGCGGACCTGGCCGCACGCCGCGAGGAGCACGAGCGCGAGACCCTGCGGCTGCGCGTCGACGTCAGGTGGCGACGGTAAGGGCTGACCTGACCTGATACAATTTTTGACTAGTAAGGCGAGCAGCGAGGTCGGCTGCGCGAACCCGGGTGGTCCGGGGGGAGCGATCGTAGAAGCCCCAGCGGGGCAGCCCGGAAGGGGCACGATCGCATGTCGACCACCAGGTTTGGTCGTCAACCCGCCCGTGACGTCATCTTTCTCAAGCGCTGGAGCGTCGTCGGCCTAGCAGCCGAACTCGGCGTCAAGCACGCTCACCTCAATCAAGCCATCCGTGGACGTGTACGTCCCGCGCCGCGTCTGCGCGAGCGCCTGCCGGAGCTGCTGGGCGTTCCGCTGGAGGAGCTGTTCACCGCCGAGGCCCTGGAGCGGCCCTACGGCTCGCTGCCGGACCGGTCGCTGGTGGTGGACGAGTGAGCGCCCAACTGTCCACACAGGATCGTGACTACCTGCGTCGCTCGTGCGACGCGTCCAACGTGCCCGTCAAGGTGACGGACCCCGTCGTCGTCGCGCGGGCCGCGCGGCTGCTGCGAGGTGCGTCGTGATCATCAAGACGACCACCGGTCACCGTGACCCGGCGCTGTGCTGCGGAAACTGCGGCAACGACAACGTCTGGCAGCCGGCGGACATGGATCCCTGCACGGACGACTGGTGGTGCGGCCAGTGCTCCACGTGGAGTGAGCCGGACGCCTGCCACGAGTTCGCGCTGATGATTCTCAAGGGCGGACGCCTGGTTCCGGTGTGCCACAACGAGACACCGCCCTCCTACCAGAGGAGGGCGGCGTGACAGTTCAACCTGACGTAGTTCCTGCGGCCCAGCAGGTAGATCTACCTAGGCGACCTATCCCCAGTGAGAGGAACCTCGGTGCCTGAGCCAATTCTACCACCGACGGTCCACGGTGGACAGCATAAGCTGGACCAGCTTCTCGGCTACTGCGCTCGCGGCTGGCGGCTACTGCCGCTGTGGGAGAAGGATGAGCACGGCATCTGCGTCTGCCGCGAGCGCGAGAGGTGCACGAGCAAGCACCCACGCATTAGGTGGCAGGACCCACCACCAGGACAGTGCGGTGCGACCAGTGATCTGTCCCAGGTCCGGAAGTGGCATGATGCGTGGCCACAAGCGGATTGGGCGACGGTCCTAGATGAACTCTTCGTCGTCGACGTCGACCGTAAGCACGGCGGCATGGAGACCCTCGCGGACGTTGAGGAGAACTTCCCGGACCTGCTGGGGATCACGCTGGAGGCGACGTCGCCGGGCGGTGGACGTCAGTACTTCTACCGGCAGCCACCCGAGCGTGATGTCGTCACAATAGAGCAGGGCCGGCTGGCCGGGTTGACCGGCTTCGAGATCAAGGGTCTTAGGAGGAGTGACGGCTCGCCTGGACACTACGTCGGCGTCCCTCCGTCGCGTGGCCGGCGCTGGCTCAACGGCCAGGAGCCGGACCAGCCGTCCCCGTACCTCCTCCAGCGCATCCGGCAGGCGACCGGTAGGTCTACTACCGGCCACGAACCTGGGGAGGCGTTCGACTGGTTTCGCGCGCTAACTCCGGGTGCCGTTGGTCCGGGTGAACGAGACCGCACTCTACTGCGTGGGGCGTGCTCGCTGCGCGCGCTTTCCGTTCCGGACTCGTTGGCCATCCCACTGCTGCGGCACGTCGTCTCACTGTTCGTCAACACCGACGGCGAGTTCAAGCTCGAGGACGCGAACAGCAAGTGGGACTACGTCAAGCGTCGGTGGGCGGCGGGGTCGACGGTCGAGGTCACCGACGTCCAGCGGGCGTTCGTGGAGGACATGCTGCGGAGGTGGGCGAGGTGATCCAGGACACGCCGCTGGGCCCGATCACCGTCGACCCCGACAACGTCCTCAAGCGTGCCACGTTCAGGGCTGAGGAGGAGTACGGCAACCGGCTGTGGGCGGAGGTCAACCCGGCCAACCGGTGGGCCGCACCGAGCGACGAGGACAACACGGGTTCGCTGGCGGACCAGCTCGCGCAGGAGCGCACCCGGCCTCCGCAGCTCGTGGACGGCCTGCTCGGCGCGCACCACAACCTCTCAGTCACGGCGCAGTACAAGACGGGTAAGACCACGTTCGGGATGAACGTCATGCGCGCGCTCGTGGACGGGGTGGACCTCCTCGGTCGTAAGACCCACCTAACGAGAGACCGGGCTGTCATGTGGTGGAACACCGAAATGGACCGTGATGACTGGGAGGGTTACATCCGGGGCATGGGCATTGGCGCGGCGGACCGGATCATGCCTCGGCACCTGCGTGGTCGGACCGTTCCGCTTCTCACGGAGCGCGGTCGAGAGTGGACGATCGAGAACCTCAGGGTCAACAACGTTGACGTGTGGTTCATCGACTCGTGGCGCGTGCTGTGCGCCTGGAACGGCGTTCACGAGAACGACAACTCCGGTGGGGGCCAACTCACCGCCGCGATTGACGAGATCAAGCAGGAGGCCGGCGTGGCCGCGTGCGTGATCCTGGTGCACACCGGGCGGGCGCAGTTCCAGGAGGGCGAGGAGCGCAGCCGCGGCATGACGGCGCTGGATGACTGGGTGGACGCGCGCTGGATCCTGACGCGTCAGGGACGTCGTAGGTTCTTCGCGGCGGCGGGTCGTGGCATCAGCTGGGAGGGCACCGGAACGGCGCTCATCTTTGATGAGGCCACCGGCGTCATCACACTCGGCGAGGGCGACCGGCGCACCCAGCGGGACACCGCCTCGCTGCTATTCATCCACACCACGTTGACCCAGCGAGGTCCGCTAACCACGGGCGACCTCAGGGACGCGCTGCACTCCAGCGGCATCGACGGAATGACCAACACGGACAACAAGTCAGCCGCGATCGCGGCGGCGCTGTCCAGCGGCGTCGTAACCAGGACTCAGCGCGGCTCGGCCAACGTCTACGCGGCGGCTCGTCACCCGGACGAGTCGAGCGCCGGCCTGGAGTGGGCCAGGACCTTGAGGCAGTAGAACCAGGTTATACCAGCACATACCAGAACTGTACCAACCAGGCCACTCCTCTGTACCAACTGTATTGGTACGGAGGAGTTGGTACGGAGGAGAGAGGACTAGGAACGATGTCCACAGTGGAGCGTCCGGTGACGCTGGTCGGGGTTGCGGTAGGAGGGCCCTCGCGCACGTGAAACCGGTGCCAAACCAGTTTGAAACCGGTTCAAACCTGTTTGTAAACCGGTCCGGCCGGGGCTTTGTTAGCCCCGGACCGGTTTCAGTTTCGGAATAGGCCAACTTAAGGAGGACAAGATGATGCTGTAAACCGGTCCGGCCGGGGCTTTGTTAGCCCCGGACCGGTTTCAGTTTCGGAATAGGCCAACTTAAGGAGGACAAGATGATGCTGGACGGCATCGCGGTAGGAGGTCCACGGGCGGGAGTCAAGCTAACGGCGCCGCCCGGCTGGCCGGGTCGCATCAAGGGGTACGACGGGCACTACTTCTGGGATGAGGCGGCGCACGCCTGGTGCTGGGACTCGCGGGTCTGGGACCGGTACAGGGGCGTGTACCGGCCGTGAGTAAAGAAGTTTACTGCCTCGGTCTACAGTAGACATATGGGCGATGACTGGGTGGATGCGGTGGAACGTCGAATTGACGCTGAGCTAGGTCGCCTAGGTGACCAGGATGACCCCACCCTGCGTCGTCGACTGGAGGCGTGGAAGCTGCGAGTGCTAGGTCACTCCATCGAGCAGGTTGCGGACCTCCTGGGCATCTCGATCGCCACCGCGTGGCGGGACCTACGCTGGTGCCTGGACAACGTCCCCGCGGCTTACGAGAACGCGGAGGACTACCGCCGCGTGTCGCTGCGTCGCCTGGACGAGATGATCCGGCGTCACCAGCTGAGTACGAGCGACGCCGGGGACCGGACGATCCTAGCCGTGGCGGACATGCAGGCCAAGCTGCTGGGTGCGTACGCGCCGTCCAAGGTGGACGCGTCCGTCACGGTCCGCACGGAGCTGGCCGGTGTCGACGTAGGTGAGCTGTAGTGCCCACGGTTGTGACGCACCGGTACGCGCCGCGAGGCGCGTGCCGGGAGGTCTTTCACACCCGTGCTGACGAGGTGCTGCTGTCCGGACCGGCCGGCACCGGCAAGTCCCGGGCGTGCCTGGAGAAGCTGCACGCGGTCGCGCTCAAGTACCCGGGCTCGCGGGGACTCATCGTGCGGAAGACCGCGACGTCGCTCACCAACACGGCGCTGGTCACCTGGCGCGAGAAGGTCGTCCCGGAGGCGCTGGCGCACGGCGTCCTGGAGTGGTACGGCGGCAGCGCGCAGGAGGCGGCGGGCTACCGGTATGGCAACGGGAGCGTCATCAACGTCGGCGGCATGGACCGGGCCGAGCGCATCATGTCCTCGGACTACGACGTCGCCTACGCGCAGGAGGCCACGGAGCTGACCGTCCGGGACTGGGAGGTCATCACCACCCGCCTGCGCAACGGGCGTCTGCCCTACCAGCAGCTCACCGCGGACTGCAACCCGCAGCAGCCCAGCCACTGGCTCAAGGTGCGCTGTGACGAGGGCCGGACGCGGATGCTGCACAGCCGGCACGAGGACAACCCGCTTCTGTTCGACGATGACGGCCGGGTCACGGAGTTCGGGCGGACGTACATCGCCAAGCTGGACGCGCTCACGGGCGTGCGCAAGCCGCGCCTGCGTCACGGCCTCTGGGTCGCCGCCGAGGGCGTCGTCTACGAGGACTGGAACCCGGCCGTCCACGTCATTGACTCGTTCGAGATCCCGGTGGACTGGCCGCGCTACTGGGCCGTCGACTTCGGCTTCACCAACCCGTTCGTCTGCCAGTGGTGGGCGGAGGACCCGGACGGCCGGCTGTACCTGTACCGGGAGCTGTACCGGACGCAGCGCCTGGTCGAGGACCACGCCCGGGACATGCTGAGCTACGTCACGGACGCCGACGGCGTCTGGACGGAGCCGCGGCCGCGGGCCGTCATCTGTGACCACGACGCGGAGGGGCGCGCCACCCTGGAACGTCACCTCGGCATCCGGACGACGGCGGCCAGCAAAACCGTCACGACGGGCCTGCAGGCGGTCCAGGGGAGGCTACGGGCCGCCGGCGACGGCAAGCCGCGCCTGCTGGTGCTGGCCGGTGCGCCGACCTACCGTGATCCGGCCCTGGTGGAGGCCCTTAAGCCGTGCTCGACCGTCGAGGAGTTCCCGGGCTACGTGTGGGCGCCGGGTCCGGACGGCCGCCCGGCCAAGGAGGAACCGCTTAAGGAGGACGACCACGGACTGGACGCAACTCGCTACCTGGTAATGGCGCGAGACGGCCGAACGCGCGGAACGGTGCGCTGGCTCTAAGGTCTAGCCGAGTGGTTTCTCTCCAGCCTGGTACATTCAAACGGAGAGGCGGCGACATTGACAACGCTCACTGAGGCCTGGAACGCCGGTCGCGCGGAACGACGCGAGCGACCCGGACGTACTCGGCGCCCCATTCTCGTTGTCATTCTGGCCCTGGTAACCGCTCTGGCCAGGCGACTTCCGTCCTGGCGCCGGGTCCGGACCACCGTTATGGCGCTCACCGGATTTACTCTTCTGGACATCGCGGCATTTCAGTGGAACAGCATCGCCGGGTTCGCGGTGGCCGGCATCTGCGTGCTTATCCTCGAGGCCCTAGGTGGTGACTAGGTGCGGTCACCTATTCGTGTCCTCGGTAGCCTCGTAAACAAGGCGCCCGTCTCGTACGCAGCTCGCTCCGGTGTAGGCGCGGGCCTGTTCACGGGCACTCGCGGCCGGGATCGCACGTCGCAGCTGCAGACGATGGGATCCGTGGGCACGGTCTTCTCGATCGTGCACCGCACGTCCACCAAGACCGCCGCGGTCAACTGGCACATGCACCGCCTCACGCGTCCCAACTCCGGGGTCACGTGTCCGCTCTGCGACGAGCCGAACGTGCAGCCGGTCGAGGACCACCTAGCCCTGCGCATCTGGAACAGGCCCAACGACTTCTACACCCGCAGCGAGCTGGTTGAGGCGGGCCAGCAGCACCAGGATCTGACCGGTGAGACCTGGCTGATCGTCGAGCGCAACCCGGCGCTCCGCAGCATCCCGCTGGGTCTGTGGTGCGTTCGCCCGGACCGCATGGAGGTCGTACCCAGCAAGGAGGACTTCCTCGCTGGGTACGTCTACCGGGGCCCGGACGGCGAGCGCGTGCCGCTGGCCCGTGATGAGGTCATCCAGCTTCGCCTGCCCGACCCCGAGGACCCCTACCGGGGACTTGGACCGGTGCAGGCCGTGATGCGTGACATCGACTCGGCGCGGTTCTCGGCCGAGTGGAACCGCAACTTCTTCCTCAACAGCGCGGAGCCGGGCGGCATCATCGAGACCGACGGTCGCCTGAGTGATGACGAGTTCGAGGAGCTGCGCAGCCGCTGGGCGGAGCAGCACCGGGGAGTCGCGGCCGCGCACCGGGTGGCGATCCTCGAGGGCCACAAGTGGGTCGACCGGACCTACACGAACCGCGACATGCAGTTCACCCAGCTGCGGCACCTGTCACGGGACATGATCCGCGAGGCGTTCGGCATCGCGAAGTTCGCCCTGGGCGACGTTGACGACGTCAACCGCGCCACGGCGGAGGCGTCCAAGGCCTGGTTCGCGGAGTCCATCACCGTCCCCCGCCTGGACCGCTGGAAGAGCGCGCTCAACAACGACTTCCTACCGCTGTTCGGCACGACCGGCCAGGGCGTCGAGTTCGCCTACGCGAACCCCGTGCCGCAGGACCGTGAGAGCGAGAACGCGGAGCGCGGCAGTAAGACAAGCGCCTGGGCCACCCTCGTCAGTGCGGGCGCTGACCCGGACGACGCGGCGGATGTATGTGGGCTTCCGCGGATGCGGATGCAGGAGGTGGAGGCGGCACGTGAACCAGCAGTGGCTTAAGCTGGCCCGCCCGGTGGCGGAGCTGCGGCGTGGGCGGACCGACTGGTACCGCATCGAGAACGCCACCTCCAACGGCCGCGCCGAGGTCTACATCTACGACGAGATCGGGTACTTCGGCGTCACGGCGGCCGACTTCGCTCGCGAGGTCAACGCCCTCAACGTCGAGGCCATCGACCTGCACCTGTCCAGCCCGGGGGGCTCCGCCTTCGAGGGCGTGGCCATCTACAACTCCCTGCTGCACCACCGAGCGACGGTGACGTCCTACGTGGACAGCCTCGCGGCGAGCGCGGCGTCCGTCATCGCGATGGCCGGCGACCGGATCATCATGCGCACCGGCTCGCAGCTGATGATTCACGAGGCGTCCGGGATGGGTATCGGCAAGGCCGACGACATGCGTGAGCTGGCGGACCTGCTGGATAAGACCAGCGGCAGCATCGCCGACATCTACGCGGAGCGGCGCGGCGG